CTATGGGTCCGTAAAGAACGCAACCCCGTCCAGGGAAAGCCAGCCGAGCACACCGGTCCCGGGCTGCGAAACCAACACGTCCCCATTCGCTTTTACGTCGACGCGTGCCGGGGTGCTCGAATCACTGACTGCCGTGAAGATTTGTTGTGCTGGCGGCCTGAACCCAACAGGTAGGACGAAGATTGCGGTTCCACCGGCACCGGCTTTCACCAGCCCGCGGAGCTGCACTCGCCCGCCATCACGCCGGTAGCCAGCGGCGGCGAAGACGTCCCCATAGTTCGCCCACGGCGCGTTGAGCGTCGGCGCCTGCCACACACCTTTGCGTAGATCGGCAATCGCGGCTGCGCTCGTGCTTCGGGTCTGCCCGCCTTGCACAACGGGCACGATCTCGGTTCCGGCCAGTGCGCTGGCGGCCGGCAATTGGGAGAGTTTCTGATTCGCCATGATTTACTCGATGAGCAGGTAGTCGCCCGCTTCAGTGACCAGCTCATCGCCGGTCTCCGTGCGTAGCAGTCCGTTCTTGAAGTCGAAGGTGTGGCTCGCCTTTTGCCAGCTGGCTAGGCCATCCCGTGTCGCACCGATTTCTGCACGCACGCGATACACCCCACGCAATGGCGATGTATAGGTCGCGCCGTTCAGAGCGGCCGGGCTATCGAGGGCCTGACCCGATATCGCTTCTAGCAGCCGCAGGACATAGGCCGTTCCGGCCTCCGGGCCGATCGACCCTTGGCCGTGGTCGACCAGTTGATCCATCTGCAGACGCCGATCACGGTGCGCCCAAGACACGACCAGGTCGCCCTCGACCGACGCCGGGTATCGCTGGCCATTGAGCTTCAGATCCCCCGGCGGGTAAGGCCGGGCCTGCCGCTGGATCAGCTTGATGCCATCGATCGGCGCCAGTGCCGGATCGAGAACCGCGCTGGATGTCCGCGTCAGCAGTTTCGCCTGCACGGTCTCGCCGACGCTGTAGTCGGTCGGATCGCTGGCCGCATAGTCGTCGTAGAACCAGATGCGTGCGCCGGCCGCGTGCGGCACAGGCACTGTGTCGGCGCACCCCCGCGCCAACGTGGCGGACTGCGCCTGTGGATCGATGGCGACGACACGGACGACCTCATCCTCGATCAGCGCGGCGGTACCGGCTGTGACCTGATCCAAGCCGCGACCCGACGCCAGTTGCACCGTCGCGGTGGTCGCCAGCATCGGATCAGCCAGCACGGCGGTCGGACACCAATTCCCAACACCGGCCTCTTGGAACTCGCCGTTGCCCACACGGGTGGTCAATAGGTAGTTCAATGCCAAACCGCTCGCCTGTTCGGCGACGGCCAGGACCGCACCGGCGTCGACCGGTACCGCCGCGAGCGCCGAGCCATTGAGCGTGGTGGCCAAATCCCGATAGCTGGCCTCCATCAACCGACGGTTCGGCGACGGCTGCGGATTCCGATCCGGCGGCATCCAGACCGGCGGCTGCGGTTCCACGTAGGTCGTCGCAGGCAGTCCGAACACATCCTGCACTGCAGACACGGTGATCGCGCCTTCGGCGAGTTTGCCGTCATCGTAGGTGCCGGCGCGGAGGACCAGGTTGTCCAGGCCTCGGAACGGATCGCGGATGCGGAACACGCTACCGGGCGCCAGCACACCGCCGCGGCGGTCGAAGCGCAGCTTCAAACGCTTCAGCCCGGAACACGCCACCGTCAGGTCACGCATGCCGACCCGGGCCGCGAGATCGGCCGTCGGTAGCCCCTTGTAGTCCGTAGTGCTGGAGGCGACGCCGCCGGTCGCTTGGATGCCGGCCAGGTCCTGCACGCGGACTTGCCGCTCTTCGTCGGTGGTCGGGTCGTACCAGCCGATGATCAGCTGATTGATCGCGCCGTCCTGCGCTGATCCTTCGTCTTCTTCGATCGCCAACAGGCCGGACTCGTAGTCGAACACCGGCAGGTCGTCGACCCGATAGTCGTCCCGCAGCAACTTCAGCGTCGACCGCCCGGTCGAACGATCGGTGTATTGCGCCGCCCCGATGTGGTCGATGACGACCTGCATGAACTCGCTGATCGAGGACTGGCGGCTCCAACGCAGGCACAGCCCGAACCCCTCGGCATGCAGGGTGTCGGCCGCCTGGCGATAGCTGGCTTCGTCTAGCACGCCGCGATCCAGGCCCCGTCCCCAGTCGCGGTTGGTCAGGCATTCGACCAGGATGTGCGCCGGATTCATGGCCCGGATCGCGCCGTTGGCTAGCCAAATGACCGCCTTCTCTGGATACCACGGCGCCCCATCCCAGCCGGCCAGGGCGCGACGCGTGCGCATCTTCCACGGCTTCGGGTACGGGTTGTTGGCCGTGATCTGGCCGTCGAAGTATTGGGTGGTGACGTTGCGGAACGCAGGTGTGGGAACGCCGTGCAACGCGCCCAGCGCCGGCAGCACCGCCTGGGCGGCCTCGCCCATCAGCACATCGAGCCAGCCCTTGATGCCGCCTTCGCCCTTGTCGCCACCGAACAGGTCGGGCTTGTTGATGAAGATCCGGCCGCTCTTAGTGATCGAGCCTTTCCAGGCCTCGCGGTCGCCGACCCGGATCTCCACCAACTCGTCCAGCGGTCCGCGGGACAACCCCATGTGCAGGCCGAACAGGTAGCGATGACCAACGGTCTGCTTCTTACTGCTGCCCATGCTCAGCCTCCGAGCGCGCGAATGCGACCAGGTTCAAGCCCAGCGCGTCGCCAGTGGCTTCGATAACTTCGGCCTCAATGCCATCGCGTACAAACGCGCTCCAGTCCAAACAGTAGCAGGCGAACCACTCGCGTGCGCCTTGTGCGCAAAAGCCCGGCCGGGCTCCGAAGGCAGGAACGCGGCGTAGATGATCCAGAGTGACTCTCATGGTGCCCCCACCTTGCGGAACACGCGTGGAGGAAGCTCGTTGCGGATCGAGGTTCGCCGGTAGAGAGTGGCATAGGGGATTTGCAACTCTCTTGCCCAATCAGCGATGGTCTGGGTTCGTCCTTCGTAAGTGATGGTCACGTTACGACGCTGGTTATTGCACTGTTGCTGTTGATTCGCCCACCGACAATTGCGCGGCTCATAGCCATGTTCGTTGTCAATTCGGTCCAGCGAATAGCCGAAGGGACAAGCCCCCATGTCACTCAAGAAGGCCTGGAAGCTCGACGCCCATCGATTGCATACCACAATTCCCCGGCCACCCCATAGGTGATATCCAGCAGTTTTTGTATTCGTACACCGCTCTTTCATCTTGCACCAGGCCCGAAATTCGCGCGTGTTCGTAGCGCCATGCTGTATGCGGCGTGCGCTCAACTGTTCGGCACGTAGACACCCGCAGGAGCGACTGCGCCCGCTCTTTAGATGGCCCGCCTGCACGTCCTTGATCGCTCCGCATTGACATTGCGCACGCACATAGTTGCCCGAGCGTTCGCGGACAATCAGCCAGCGCCCGTACCGATCACCCGGAGTCATTTGCCCTTGCCGCCCTTTTGCTTGATCGCCTGGGTGCGGTACTGGCCGACACCGAGCACCATCCAGTCGCTCGTCCAGATGTCACCGAAGACCACCGCCTGCGGCGTGCCCTCAATGCTTTGCGGGAACTGGAAGTCGCCGAATGCGGCCGGCTTGGGCTGCGGCGGTTTCGGCCGTGCGGCCGCCGAAACGAAATAGCTCACGACCCAGATCGCGAGTTGCACCCAGATGTTCATGCGTGAATCCGAAGTTCAGAAAAGAAGCGTGCCGTCGAGTCGCGATTTCCCAGGCAGACCGGTGGACCACCGGAACTCGAGGTATTGATGAATTTGTTGCGGCAGATCGCCATGGCTCGGCCGCGGGGTGGCAACTCCGTATCGGTTGTGGATTACTGACCATCTCGCATCCTGCTGCTCTTATGCTTGATCGCTTTCGTGCGGTACTGACCGTGCCCAAGCGCCATCCTGTCGCTAATTCACACATCACCGACAGTCATTCCCAGAGGCGCCTTCCATGCCTTGCGGGAACGAGAATGGCAGAACCCCGCCGGATTGACCTGCGGGGTTTCGGCCATGCCGCCGCCCACGTGGATTCGAAGATCAGAAGATTGGCGTGCCGTCGAACGGCGACTTGCCGGGCAATCCGGGCGCGCCGCCGTAGTTCGGGGCGTTGTTGAACTTGGTGTCGCAAATCGCGATCGACCGGCCGCAGCCGGGATAGGCCCAAACCGCCTGGCCGCTGCGTAGACCGTCACCGGCCCCGAGCAAGGTCAGTCGCTCGCCTTGCTGCGATCGGATACCGCGCCGCTCCAGACCCGCCTCGCCGAGGTCCCAAGCCAGGAAGCCGCCCGCGAACCAGCCGTCCGGGTATTGGCCAAACTCACCGGCGGTGACCAAGTTGCCGGCGACGCTGGTCAACACGGCAGCGACCCGATGCATCTCTGGATTCACGCGACAATTGCGGTCATACAGCGTGTACGGGCAGCCGCGTGTCCAAGCCAGGCGTAACCCCGGCTGCCCGAGCGCGGCATCGAGCGATTGGCACCGGACTTCGGTGCTTTCCAGCGAAGGGCGATTGATACCCGCCACCCGGCCCATCCAGACGACGCGTGCATCGCTGTCGCCTTCGTGGACGTCCCGGACGATGACGGCGACTTCGGTTGACGGCGGCAAACCGCGGTACAGGCGGGCCACCTCGAAATCGCCGGGTGCCGTGATCGTGAGCACGTCGCTGGCGGTGTGCCCGGATTGGCGGATGCCGTCGTCGCGAACGGCCACCGCCCGGTAGCTCTGGCTATCGAGCAGGAAGTCGCGGTCGCCACCGGTGTAGCGCCAGCGCCGGGCTCCACGCACGAACTCGTACAGCCGCCGCGGGTTGCCCGCGGCAGTCGACCGTTCCAATTGCTCAAAGGTCATGCCGGTGCGGAGCCGCTGTCGTCGCTATCGGGGTCGCGCACAGCGCGAAGAAAAAGAGAAGCGTCGGCGGCGCCGTCGCTGTCGGTGTGGTGCTCGATTTCGGCGTCGTCGCTGTCGCCGCGGGAGAGGACCAGAAAGCTGATGCGGCGAACGCCGTGCGGACGAACGTCCATCCCGAGCGCCTCGTCGATCGTCAACCGCTCGATGTCGTCGTCGAGCGCCGACGCGGCCGTGATCCGGCGATGGAAGGCTTGGCCGCCTTTCAGTTCGATCCGCAGATCGCGACGCCCCGGACGCAGCCCGGCGAACCGGCTCAGCCCGACGTTGGCGACGTCGAGCGCCGTGGCGGTGCCGGCGACGTTTGCAACGAGGGTCAGGTCGTCGGCGTGTGTCGGCCGCCAGACCGCGTGTTGGCGGCCACGCAAGGTGTAGAGCCAGGATCGGACGTGGGTGCGCTCGGCCCGGCCGTGCATGCGCCAGCGATGGCTCTGCACGACCGCGGCCCAGTCCGCTGGGTCCAGGGCGAAGGGGCGCCCGAACTCGTTGTCCAGGGTCAGCAAGACGCGTTGCCATCCCGCCGATAGCGTTTCGGACTCGTCCGGCCGGTCGACCAGGACCGGATGGCCGCGGTAGGTCGGCTCATCCTTGATGGCCGGCCACTCGCATGCTTCGACGATGTCGAAGCGGGCGCTGACCGACGCGGTCTGATCGCTGAGGCGGGTCACCTTCGGCGGCTCGGCCAGTCGGGCCGTACGCACCGGATAGAGCCGAGTGCCGCGCGGCCAGGCCCGGGTCGTCGGATGACGCAGCGTGATCGACGCGGGGTCAATGCTCTCGACCTCGGCGACTTCAACCTCGAAGGCGGTTCGTCCCCGCAACTGCACCAGACCGCCGACGAGAAAATCCCGATGACTCGGCTCGCACTCGATTACCCGGGCGCCAAGCGCGTGGTCGCCCGACAACCACTGGACATCGGGCCAGATCGGCAGGGCCCAGGTCCGGCCGCCCCAGCCGAACACAGCCAAGTCCAGCAGGACCCGCTCGCGGCCGTCCACGATCATCGTGGCCTCGAACGAGCGCCGCGGCGTGGAGCGCAGCCCCCGGCGCTGCTCGACCTGCGTCGGGCTGGTCAGGATGTCGGTCTTCCACGCCAGACGTTCCAGCACGCCGCGCGACCAGTCCGGGGTGAATGCCCAGGGCACGATGCGTTGGCCGGTGATGACCACCGGTATCCGCTCGAAGCCAGCGAACTGGAACGCCAAGGTGGCCGCGATGACCGGCGGGCCGTCGGTGCCGACCGCGACCTGCCACACCAGTTCCGACAGCGGCGCAAACGACAGCGGCGTTGCGCCGGGCGCCGTCAGCACAATGTCCTCGCCGCCGGTCAGCGACGCGTCGACCAGCATCAAGGCGCGGGCGCGGAACGCATTCCAGACCCGAATGGCTCGTTGCTGGACGCTGCTGACGTTGCCCAGGTTGAGCGTTTGCGGAACAACGTGGATACGGTCGTAGAAGTCATCGCCAAACATCGGCTGCCATCCGCCGGCTCGCCGATCAGCGACGGCGGGCGGCACGCCGTAGTCGACACCACCGACATCCGCCATGGTGGCGAGCGCCATCGACGGGGACCCGTCCCAGACCTTCGGCTGTTCGGCATAGTCCGGCCGGCCACTGAATGTCAGGGGCCACAGGCCGTGCCAAAGCATGAGGGGTTACTCGTTGATGCGGTAGGCGTAGCCGTAGATGCCACTGGTGGGGGTCCCGACGGGTCCGTTCTTGCGGTGCACTGGAAATACCTTCCAGCGGTCGGTGCCCAGCGATACCTCCTCACCAGACGCGTAGCTGTCGAGGCGGATGAAGCGCAGATCCGGCGGATGACCGATACCGGAGAACAGGCCGGCGCCTCTCGGGACCGCGCACCAAAGCGGGTAGCCCGGCGCGCGCCCGGTCAGCATGCTGTGCCCGGTCCGCTGCGGCAGCCCCAGAGGGGAGGTTGCAGATCGCCACCCGCACACTAGGCGCCGCGAGTCGTTGTTGTCGGTCGGAACCGCATGCCAGCGTGGGGCGATGCCGTCGTAATCGGCTCGGACCCGGGTGCTCGGCGAAACGTAGTTGGCGAAGGTGTCGTCGAAGGCGACGCTGTGCTGGCCGGCGTTGGGGCTGTCGATATACGCGTTGTGGTAGTACCACTGGCTGCCGTAGACATACTGGCCGGTGTTCACGATGCCCTGCGTGACCAGACGTCCGGTGCCGAAATGCTTAAAGGTGCCGGCCTGCGTTTCCACGGCCACATGCAGATAGGGCGAGGTGCCATTGCCGCCGAAAAAGTACACCGCGCTGTAGGGGCCCTGCACGAAGTTGGTCCAGACCGGCAGGCTGGCGTCGTTCTGAACATCCGGACTGGCGTTGACGACGTAGCCGGAATGCCCAAAGCCGAGGAAGAACGGCGACGGATTGTTGCTATCGCCACCGATGGTTTGCGACATAAACGTCGCATGCAAGCTGCCGGCGTGCAGGCTCAGGGCCTTGCCGGAGGCGGCCGTGCGATCCCGAAATCCGTCGACCGCCCAGCCTGCCGTCGGAGCGAATAACCGCAGCTTGTCGAGCAACTCGTTCGGATCGTTCGCGGAGCTGGTGAGGTAAGCCATCAGTCCATCCGCACGGCGAAGTAATTGTCGGGAGAAGTCCGAAAGGTGTTCTGGAGCACCATCCATTTCGCGCGGTCGCGATCGATCAAGGACTCCGAAGGTGTGTTGAACCCGGTGGTCCAGGCACAGCCATCGAACTCGCCCCAGTGGTGACGAACGTTGAGGTGTTGCAGGATCAGAGGCAGCAGTGGCGCGGACCCATCGAGGTTCTCCCGCAGCCAGGCCCGAGCGCCGTCTGCCGACATCGCGCTGGGATAGACCTTCCCCTGCGTTTCGTTATCGCCGTTGTCGTTGCTGACCTGGTGTCGATTGGCGTGGGCCCGCCAGACGTTGTCGGGGTAGTACGCCATCAGGCCGTACCGGCCCGGGTCGAAGAAGACACGGAAGTTCGCGTCGGTGGCGTCCGGCGTCCCGGCTTCGTTGCTGCCGCAGGCGCCCACCAACATCGGGAACTCGTGCACGGATGGCGGCTCGTACGGCAGTCCGAATCCGAGGTAGGCGGACATATAGACCGTACCGATCTTGGCCACGATGACCACCCGCTGACCGTTGATCGCCAGCCAATAGCCGAACGGGCCGTTGCGCAGCGGCAGGTTGCGCAGTCCGCTGTTGTTGACCTGCGAGCGCACCCCCAGCAGCGGATTGTGGAAGCGGAAGCCGTACCAGTTGAGGTTGTAGGCGGCACGCGCAGGGTCTTCGTAGAGTTCGGCGCCGATGAAGATTGCCTTGCGGCCGTCCAGACCGGGAGCGCGGACGATCCACTGCGCGCGATCCTCGAGCTCGAAGTCGGCATTGAGATCGGCCTGGAACGACAGTTCGCTGCAATCCAGGACCGTGCCGCCATTCGCGGCAGTGAACAGGACGCGCCAATGCCGGGCCGCGGTCGAATTGCCCGTCACCACGAAGGTCTGGCGCGCCCGGTTCGAGACCCAGCGCACGCTGGTCCAACCCTGCACTTTCGTCCAGGTCGCACCGTCGACCGAGCTTTGCAGCTCGAACGTCGAGACACCGCGATTGACCGCGTCGGCGACACCCACGGTGATCGCCCGTACGCTCGCTGGGCCGATCATTTCGATACCGGCGGTTGCCGGAAGATTGGCGACCGGGCACGAGCCGAAGGTGTCGACCGTACCGTCGAAGAGGTTGCCCAGGTTGCTGAAGCTGCCGGTGCGGAAGGCGGGATTGCGCACGCCGATGCGGCGCAGCAGCGTCCAGGGCTGTGACGTGTTCAAGGTGAAGCGGTCACCTGCAACGAACGCGATGGAGCCTGCGTTGATCCGGAACCGAAGGCGTTCGTTCTCGAACGATTGACCTACCGTTGCGATCCCAGAATCGCCCGCTACCGATCCGGTCACCTGAAACCGATCTGCATCGAGCGCAGTCATCGTGAAGGCTTCCGCGATCGCCGCAATCCCGCCACGGTAGCCACCGCTCGAACCATCCGCTCCCGTCAGAACGCCATTACCCGCACCAGCGTAGAGAAGACCCCATGCATGACCTTCACCGCATAAAGCCGATTCGAGCTGGTTGAGGAAGTCGAAGTAATCGGTCGCGATTCCGGTTCGAAGTGTCATCTGCTCACGCAAAGAAAAATGCGACCGGCCAGAGAGCCGATCGCATCAGGAAAGTTGGCTGCACGCCGAGAGCGCGCTGTAAGCCGCGCAAAAAAGAAGCCGCGATCTAGCGCGGCGACAAGGCTATACACGGCTCCGAGGTAATGGGCAGGTGGGCTTGCCAAGGGTGGGCTAGCCACCCGCAGACGGACACGCCGAGGGCCTCTGGCGAGAGTGTCCGTCTTCGCGATCAGTTTTATCGTTGCGACCAATGTGCTTTCAAGTCGGCGCAACAGCGCTTGCTGAATGTATTCAACGAAGCGAAGCGCACAAATAAAAACGCGGCCGGCGTACGCTCCAGTCGCGTGGGGGTGACCTCTTGGGAGCCTCACGCCATGCCCTCAAAGCTAACAGTGGCGTGAGAAGATGAAAATACGTGTCGCATGACACAGAGTGGCCAGCTAAAAACCGAACAAACCCACCGGCCGTGACGGCATTAAAGAAAATGCGACCGGAAACGTACACCGGCCGCATTAGGAAGAAAACGAGAGTGGCCGCCAGACCACAGCCACTCCCGCTGGACGGGCCTCGCCAAAGCAAGAACGGAGACCACTTGCTTTGTCCGCCCGACCTTATATTGCACCTTATGAGCTAGAAATCCAGATGCTCCCTGCCTAAAGGCATCTTTACTTACGATCAGCGGTGCTATTTAAGAATCGCCAACTACAGTGTCTGGTCGGTGAGATTCAGTGAGCAATCAAAAAAAACGCGACCGTCGGGGGCGGTCGCGCCAACACCGCGTCATAGGGGAATGAATGACGATGTGCTGATCCTATCGTAGGAAGAAGTGCGCCTCGGAACTGAGGTGCACGGCTCGATGAGAGGATTCTGCATGACGTTATAAGTTCACACCCCTCAAATGTGAAAAGGAGAGGTAAGTTCCCGTGATGAATTCGTATCTTTCCGCGCGTCCCAAGAAATAGAATGCGGAATTGGTGCGAAGTGCGCACGAACCAATCTCTATTAATTTATGGAGATACGGGGAACGCCTCGACGTCAGGCGTTGGCTCTTCGTCATCCTGAAAAGGAAAGGAGCCCTGCGGCAGGGTCAAACACTCAAATCCTGGCGAACAGTCGGGGCATTGGCGCGAATGGTGGACAGGATCACCTGGCGACCTGCTTGTGTGCTCATAACGTTCACGATCTCACGCGGATCGAGGTAGAGCACGTTGGTGATCTGCGCCCCCCTGCGTTCGCTGTCCGTCGAGCGCCCAGGTCGTTCAGTCATTGGACCCCGTGCTGCTGCCGGCGCACCGGGCGCGGGACTGACAAACCCGCCGGTGGCGTTCCCGCGTAACCCGTCGAGCGCGGTCATGCCCAGTCGGTTGAATCGTTCCAAGAAAGAGCGCGCACCGGGCTGGCGAACCACTTCGCGGCGATGAACGAACTCGCCGCGATGGACGACACCGGCCGGTGCGTATTTCGGCCCGATGCCGGTGAAGCCGCCGCTTGAAAATCCCGCTACCGATTTGGTCGCTTTGGCCGCCAGCATCGTGGTCGCGGCGGTCTGCATCGCGACTGCAGCTTTCATCACCACGGCGCCCGCGGCGCCGAGAGCCACTGACGCGCCGGTGATCGGCACGGCATAGGCCGCGCCCGCTGCAGCGGCCTGCACCGGATCGGGCTGCACCAGATCGGGAGCGCCCTTGCCGCCCGCCAGCTTCCCGACGACCGACATCAGCTTCGCAGTCGCGAACGCCGCTAGCTGCTGCGCCGCCAACTGCGCCAACGACCTCGCCATGTCTTGCACTAGGCCGGTCAGGGCCTGGCGCAGCGTTATCGCACCGGTCGCCAAGCCTTCGAGCGCGGTGCTGAGGCCCGACTCGAAGCCATTGGTCAGGGTGACGACCAGTTCGTTCGATTGGACTTTGAGCGCAGCGACCTGCGTGGTCAGGTCCTTGACTCGTTCAATCGATTCTGGTGCCCCCGCCTTGGCCGCCAACTGATCCATCTTCGGGAGGAGCTGTTCCACCTCGGCCGCGGTTCGGGCATGCAGGTCGATCAACTCCCGACGCGCGCCGATCTCGGTCAGAAGGCCGGCTTGCTGACGGGCCTGGATGGACTGCTCCTGCCGGGATTGCTCCCCGAATACACGATCCACCTGACCTTGAAGTTCGTCGAGTTCGGCCTTGGCGATGTCGGTGTCGATGCGCAACTGGACCTTGAGCGCATCGGCGGTGCGGCTCTTCGCCTGAAGATCAGCGAGGGCTTGCTTGTACTCCAGATCCAGCTCTTTCCTGCGCGCCGCCACGCCGTCACCGCGGTCGCGCATCAGCGCGATGTCCACCTCTTGGACCGTGCGATCCAGAGCATCATCGTCCTTCTTCTCGGTCGCGTCGGCCCGATCCTGTTTCTTCTTGTCAGCGGCCAGCTTGCGCTCGTCCGCCTTGCGCTGTCGCTCTACCTCACGCGCCGCCTTCGTCTGCGCACGGCCGGCATCGGTCGCAGCCTTGGCCGCATCGCGCTCGTGTACCTGAAGGTCGATCGCCTTACGCATCGCCTCCGTCAGCTGCGTCGTGTCCTTGACACCGGTGGCTTTGACCGCTTGATACTCCAACGCGGCGCGCAGCCCCTTCTCGCGCTCGATCCGCTCGACCTTCAGCCTCTCGTTCTGGTCGTTTAGAGCTTTCGTGAAGTCCGTCGCGTCCTTGGTGACCTGGACCCGGGTTCGCCCGCCGGTCGCCTGCGCCTTGCGCAGATCAGCCAGCGAGCCTTTAACTTGACCGAGCGCTTTGTCGGTGGTGGCGAGCTGCGTCTGGACCCGCTTGATCTCGGCGTCGACGTCACCGCCCCACAGCCACTGCATGCCGCTTTGACCCGGGCTGTCGTGGATACCACCATAGAACGGGCCGACAGGTTGTTTTAGTACTTGGAGGCTTTCTAGTTCCTTCTGCAATTGCTGCCGCTGATCGATCAGGCGCTTGCCCAGGTCCACCCCGGTGTCGAGGTCTTGCTGATCGCGAAAGCGCTGCGCAGCCTTGATCGTGCTTTCGAACTCAACCTTGGCCGCGCTGGCGTTCGCACTGGCGGTGGCAAAGGCACTCGCGAGCAGAGTGGCGCCGGTGATTGCCAAGCCGAGCGGGCCGCCCATCAAGGTCAGCGCCGAAGTCAGACCGCGAATTGCTAATGCTTTGGCGCCTACGGCCGCCGTCGCCGCCTGCGTCGCCGCTGCCGTCCGGGTTTGGGTGGCGGCCAAACCGGCTTCAGCACTGGCCACACGCGTTGCACCCGCGCCGGCTTGGCTCAGCGCGCGGGCGCGCGCCAGCTCGGCTTGTGCTGCCGCTTCTGCCGCCCTCGCCTGCGCCAGTTCTTCCTGCGCCAGTTGCTGCGTCTTGCGCAGGGCAGCGACTTTCGCTGCGCCGGCCGTAGCCAGCGTCGCGATCAGCCGGCCCAAGCCGGCCACGACCACCACGCCGACCACGGCCGCCAGCGTGTCGAAGTTTTGCGACAAGCCTTGGAGCGATCCAGCTAGCGCGACCGAGACACCGCCGGCCCGGTCCTGTTGGCCAATGAAGCGGGTGAAGGCGTTGTCGAGCTGGACCAAACTGCGCTCGATCGTCATCGGCAGTTGCGAGAACTCGGCGGCGATCTTCTTCGCCTGTTCGCCGGAGAATGCCAGCCGAAGCTGCTGACTGGTGAGCTTGCCGGCTTCGGCCAGCGCTTTCAGTTCGCCGACCGTCACGCCCATGCTGTCCGCCAGCGCCTTCATCAGGCGCGGGCCAGCATCGTTGATCGAGTTGAATTCGTCGCCACTGAGCCGGCCGGCGGCGAAGGCCTGGCTCAGCTGGACGATGACCGACGAAGTTTCGGCCGCAGTGGCGCCCGAGACGGCCAGTGCTTTGTTGATTGTCTCGGTCAGCCCGAGGACTTCACGCTGCGAGCCACCTTGGTCCTTCAGCGAACTGCTGAGCCGACCGAACAGCGTGGCGGTGGAGTCCAGCGCGGTCGAGGTGCGCTGGGAGATCGCGAAGACCGCGTCTTCGGCCAGATTGAACGCGGCCTGCGAGGTCGTCGCGAGCTTGATCTTGGCCGAGAGATTGGCGTATCCATCGGCCGCGCGGACCAAGCCGCCGATAGCGTCTCCCGCGCTCTGCAGACCGACAAACGCCAGAAGCTGCGTTCTGGCTTGATCGAGCTGGCGACCGATGGCCGCTAGGTTGTGACGGGTTTGGTCGAAGCTCTTACCCGCGCGCCGCCCCGTGTTCTCGGCGTCGTTGCCAAATGAGCGGGCGCGCACGCCCGCTTGCTCCAGTGCCTGTTCGAGTTGTGCGGCGTTGGCCTTGATCAGCAGCGTGATCGTGGTGTCGCGATTCGCCATGAATCAGTGCGGTGCATCGGCCGTCGCTGGGTTTGAACCCCAACCGCACAGCCTCCGGCCCGTCTCGTTATGGGACAAGATCTGGCGTGCGGTCAGATCCGTCAGCTGATCCTGTCGGGACACCCGAATCGGACGCGTCCAAGCGCAGCCCGTCGTCGCTTCCGTCACGGGACCATTCGTCGTACAAGCGGTCAGCAGCGGAATCAGGCACAGCGTCCGCCACCGGCGCCAAAACGCCGGTCGGAAGTTGCAGGACATCGGTGTCTACCTCAGTGCGGGTTTCGTAGTCGGTACGCTCGCGTTCAGCAATGCGTACCCGTCGTTCGCTGTCGGCAATGCGCTCGCTGGCGGTTACGCTCGCACGCTGCGCGCCCTTCCAACGCCCCAAGCCGAACGCCGCTAGTACTGCGGCGATTGCGGTCAGCAGGGTGGTTGCCCAAACTTTCAGTGCGATCATGCGATCTGGCCTCCCGCCTTTTGGTACACGGCGAGCAAACTCTCCAGCGGCACCTCACGCTGCCCATAGCCTGCCTCGGGCAACGAGGCCCAGATCTTGCGCGACTTGCGCACCGCCGAGCTGATCCAGCCCTTCTTGATGTCGGCGAGCGCACCGGTCTCGCGCAGCAGTTCGATCGCCGCTCGATCCTGCGATGAAGGGCCAAAGTCGGGAAGCTTTAAGCTGTTTTGCAGGTTGTTCCAGGTCCGCCACAGAAACTGGTAGCGGCCGGCAGCGGTCGAATGGATGCGGTACTTCGGCAGCCACACCAGCTTGCGCGGATGCTTGGCGTAGCTGGTGAAGCGGCCGCCGCCGACCACCACGTCATAGCCTCCATGCTCGCTGAAGCGCTCGACGCCTTCGGCGTGGGCGATCATGTCGAGGAACGCGACGACATTGATGCCGCCGGCCGCTTCAACCGAGAGGTGCGCCATCGGGACCTCGTTGCTGGAACAGGCGACCGATCAGGCCGGTGATGAGAAGGAAGGCGGTCACGCTGGCCGTCACCCACAGCGGCACATGTGCACGCAGGTCATCGGGCAACGAAAGCCAGGTCGCCTGGACGGCCAACGCCAGCGACATCGCCTGCACGCTCAGGAAGCGCCAGGCGCAGCGCCAGTTATCGATTAGTTTCATGGGGTCTCTCGAAGGTGTTTCAGAAAGCGGGCCACATCGCGCCCGCCGTTAAAGCCGGCATTGGTGTCTTCGATGCGGTCGGCACGCGCGCTTCGCTCCCGCTCGGTGGCGGCGCGATAGAACAGGGACAGCTGTCTCGCAGTGGCGCGCTCGATCCACGGCCAGTCATGGCCGTGATCGATCAGGGTGGCGAGGACGCTGGGCCAGTCGCTTCCGGCGCCGCGCGTCGCAGTTCCAGCGCCGCGATCACGCGCTGCAGAAAAAAATCGGCGTTGACCGCCCAGAACGTCAACAGTAGCAAGTCGCCTTGCGCGGCGTTGAGCGAATGCACGAACTCGACGGGTTGATCACTGATCTGTGCCAGCAACGCGATGGTGGCGTCCGGATGCTGGGCGCAGACCCGATGCAGACAACCCAGATCGATGTTGCCGTCGTCGGTTTGCTCGACCAGGTCGGCAACGAGCGCGGCAATCTCGCTATGCAGCCGCAGGCTCTCGTAGAACCCCAGCTCGCGAACAGTCACGGTGCGCTCGCCGAGCGGCAGCATCCGGTTGGGCTGGAGCACGGTCAAGTCGTCGGCCGGCGGCATTTCGGGACGTTTGATCTTGCACGCCATTACGCCCGCACCATTTCGATCCGACCGAACCCGCCCAGTACCGGGTCGAGCGCGCGGGTCTCATCGAACAGGGCTGCGCCCGACAATTGCAGGCTGCCCCACTCCTCGGAGATCAAGTCGAGCTGCTCGATGGGATTGAATGCGACGCGGTAGAGAGTCACCTTCGCCCGGCGGCCATTGACCGTGTTGATGCCATCCAGGAACAGCATCCGCTCCGGCGGCGGGGTGTTGAACAGGGCGATATTGACCGTCTCGCCGTGATGATAGGTCGCCTTGAACGGCTGCGTGTGGCCCTCGACCTTACGCAGGCCGATCAGCCCTGAAGACGCCGACTCGGTCCACCAGTTCGCCGGTGGAACCGTGACCGGGGGCGTGGCGCTGTCGGTCAACGACAGCTCGCTGATCCAGCCGCGGTCGAGCGCGATCACGTCGTTGGCCTTCAGGCCGGGGGGCAGTAGCTCGTTGCTAATCGCGCCCGCCGGCAAGGTCGCAGGAATGGAGTACAGGCCCTCGGCAAGGTTTTCCGGGGTGGCCTCGTCCAGGGTCAGGTTGACGTTGGCGGTCTTGCTTTGGACGAGGCGGCCGTACAGCATTCGGTTGCCGCTGAAGGACTCGGTCTTGTCCGAGTTCTGGACCTCCAGCGCGAGCTGCAACTGGGGGGCGTTGCCGACCCACCGCAGCGGGCCGGGCTTGCCGTTGGTGTGGCGTTGGGCAAGGTAGACCTTGCCCTGAAAGGAAAACAGGTCCTGCGCGGCCATCGGTCGCGTTGCTCCTATATAGGGGTGTCGGGGCGGCCGGACGGCCGCCGGTTCAGCGCCGCAGCGAGCGCAGCAGCAGCCGGTCGATCTCGGCGGTGATCACGTCCAAGCCGGCTTGGCCCGTGCGCTCGGGCCGGTCGCCTTTGCGCAGCATCTGGGCCAGCGACGGCCCGTACAGGCGACGGATCGGAGTGCGCGGCACGCGCTTCGGGCCCAAGATCGGGGTGCGTTCGAAGGCGATCTCGGCGCCGCCGTGGCGGCGATGGAAGCCAGAACGCTTGAAGCTGCGCCGGCCGCGGACCGCGGTGTAGTCCAGACCGCGGTCATCGGCGCTGCGTTTGGAGGCGAAGTTCCGCAGGCCGACGCCGCGGGCAACGCCGACCAGCTCAATGCCTGCGGCAGTCGTCCTTACGCTGAGACCGGCCCGGATGCGCTGGGCCGATAGGGCGTACTCGATCTGGATATCGCGACGGGCGATCACCGGCCAACGACGGCGCAGCGTGCCGAAGGCACGCCGTTGGGCCAGGGTGACCTTGGCCGGGATGCCGCTGATCCGCTTGGCGGCGTCGAGCACACCGTCCGCATCGATCGATAGGTCCATCAGCGGCGGTAGCGAATCGTCAGAGCGACCTGGACGGCGACCACCGGCAGCCCTTCCGGCCGATCGAGGAACACGATGTCCTCGACCTGCACCGGCAGGGCGTTCGGCAGCGGAATCCAATCCTCCAAGGCGTCTTCAATGTCCGCCGCGATCGCATGACATTGGGCGTGTGCATCGATCAGCGAAGCTGGGATCGAGGCCTCGGCGAGGGCTTGCAGGAGGCGGTGACGACCGTGCGGCTTGTTGCTATCCCGCTGGATGCCCAGCGACGCCAGGGTCAGCCCCGCCACCGATTCGTCCGCATGTTGGGCTGGCTCCAGCGCGACCGCCGAGCCGATGTTGGTTCGGTAGTCGCGGTCGGTTCGGATTTCGGTCAACCGGTCGGCAACACGTTGCAGCAATGCCCAACTGGGGCCGGGACTAGCCATGCAAGACGGCCTCGTTCACCAGGCCGTCGTCCTTCACCAGCGCCTCGACGGGCTGGGTTCGCCCGTCGAGGGTGACCTCGTCGCCGCGTCGGAACGTCCACTCGCGATTGCGGGCGATGACGTGACGGGCGCGGCCGACCACCTGCTGGAACTCGCCCAAACGCTCGACGCCGTCGCGCACGACAAGGAGGGTTCGTTCCGAGGGGTTAGGACGGCGCTGAACCTGCGCGACGACGGCGAGCGTGTCGAAGACTACGTCGTCCATCGTGGAGAACGCGTTCACGGGCTTACGCCTTCAGCTTGGGAAGCAGCGCCGGGCGATGGCACATCGGCAGCGGATTGGACTGGGTATGCAGGTCCGTGCCGCGGTCGAACTTTCGTGGGGCCTGCTTACTGTAAAGAAGCTGGCCGAGCGTATTGACGCTCTCGTTGAAATCTGCGGGCGAAACGTAGGTTGCAAATGTGTCTAAAGTACCCAAAGGGAACGCATGGCCCTCGCCCTCGGAGATAAATCGCCGCGAATTCCCTTCCGCATCGCTGGCTTCACCGGTGTACTCTTCGAATCGAACTCCGGCAAAACGGAAATCCGACCTCATATCATCACGAAGAGCCGCGCCTTCTTGCCACAAATGATAGGCCTCCTTGACCTTATCGTGCCCCGATAGCGCATCGAAGAATTCTGGTGAGACTAGAACATGAATGCCGCTCATGCGCTCGCCCTTGAGCGCTTTACTCATATAGCGCTTGAGATCAATGCACTTCTGACGTACGTCGGTATCTTTGTTAGACAACTGGAAATCAAAGATCTTGGGCGCAATGCCGAAGATACTGAATAGATTCGCCAGTTCGCTGCCATCGGCGTCAAGAATCACGCCTTTAAGGGCGCCCATGCGTAAATGTTCCAACGTAATGGCATGTTTGTTACGCATGGCCTGCAGATGATCAGCCATGACGCCAGCGACCGTTTCCAGCTCGGACTCAGTGCTGAAGGACCGCACACCGACCACTTCCTCTGGCAGAACGACGTCATCATGTGGGATATGGGGCACATTAAATGCACGGAGCGAGCGCTTTCCACGTTTACCCACCGTACCCGGCGATCCGATCGGCTGCGTGGGCAGCAGCGACAGCACACCATTGCGCTCCTCGACCGTGACCTGCCGTGTACGCACCGGCTTGATCGGGAACAGGTTCAGTTCGTCCAAACGGCCGTATTGATTGGGCAGGATGTTGATTGCGGTGGTCAGCGCGCTCATCGAGAAGGCGGGGTTGTGGAACGGGTTGTTCATCGACATGGATCAGACTCCGCGGCGCACGAGGACGCCGATGGCGCGCAGCTGCGCAGTGGCGGCGGCGCGTTGTTCAGGGGTGGTTCGGATCGGCCAGACCAGGGCGTGATCGGCGACCGTCGCGTGCCGGGCAACGATCAAGCCATCCGGACTCGGGTCGGTGGTGGTGGTGGTGATCGGCACGATGGCGACACCGGCGGCGATCTCTCGCCCGTCCGTTGCCGTCGGATCGAGCGCGGCAATCTCGCCGGTCGCGGTCAGGCGCCCGACGACGTGACCGAGCTTCAGCACTTGATCGGCGGCGACGGTGACTTGGTCGCGCGAGTACAGGTTGTCGGCCTCGAACTTGAGCAGATCGCCCAAGTTCTGACCCTCGTGGACCGGCGGGTAGGTGGTCAGTCGCATCTCAGCGCTCCTTCCGCGCGAGCGCAGCGCGCGCCTTGACGGCTTGGATCAGCGGGTTGTCGTCGAGCGACGCAGCGGTGGTCGACGTCGGCGCGTTCGGCGACAGGCGGCTGGTGATTTCAGCGGAGTCGGCCTTGGCAGCGAGCAAACGCTGACGGGCGACAGCAGGCGTCACGCCTTCGGCCAGCAGCGCCGCGGTCATCTGCGGCTGGCCCGCCAGTTCGCACAGCTCGGCAATCGCCAGGGCATCGTTGCGGGCTTGCACGCGCGCAGCGTCAAGATCAACGACGGCCGGCGCCGTCGTTTCGGGGGTGGACATCGTGGGGGTCTCCAAGGGGAAGGGACGCGTTGTGGCGTCGAGTTCGGTGTGCATCTGCTGCACGGCATCGCTCAGCGTGCCGAGGCGATCGGCCAGGCCGACGTTGATGGCGTCCCGGCCGAAGTACAGCGCGGCCTCGGTCTTGCGTACGGCCTCCGCGCTGAGACCGCGTTGGTCGGCGACGGTCAGGACGAACAGTTCGTGGAGGCGGTTGACCTCGGTCTGGATCGAATTGCGGGCTTCATCGGTCAGCGGGCCATGCGGCGTTCCGTCGTTCTTGCGCGCACCCGCGTGGATGGGAGTGAACTTCAATCCCGCGTTCGTATCCGATTGCGACTGATCAACGTGCAAGGCGATCACGCCGATCGAACCGACACCGGCGGTACGCGTCAGGAACACGCGATCGGCCGCACTCGCGATCGCGTAGGCGGCCGAGAACGCAGCATCGTTGGCCACCGCCCAGATCGGCTTTCGCGTTCGTGCTGCGTGGATCTGGTCGGCAAGGTCGAAGACGCCCGCGGCTTCGCCGCCCGGGCTGTCGATGTCGAGGACGATGCCGCGCACCGAGTCGTCGGACAGCGCCGCATCGAGACGGCGGCCAATCGACTGATAGCTGGTCAGCCCGGACAGCGCGTCCAAGCCAGCAGTTCGCTGCACCAGCGTGCCGTGGACCGGCAAGACGAAGATGCCGTTCTGGGTCGGCAAGGAAGGTGGGGACGCCGGACCGGGCGGCGCCATCTGCGGCGGCGGCAGCGTTTGCAGCTCGAACTTGGGCGCCAGCACGCCCAGGATGACCTCCAATTTGGCGCGTTGAATGAGCAGCGGCGTGTTGAACACGCGCGCCGCCAGGTGGGGCAGTCCAGTCATGGCGTTGGTTTCGATTCGGCCGGCGTGTCGGCCGGCGGTGGGGCGTGCCTGACGCCGTTGCGGGCGACGACACGGGGATCGGTGTCGAAGACCAGGCCGAGCGCGTCGGCCCGTTCGGCGTCGGCGGCGATCTCGCGGTCGATGGCCTCGGCGTCGTAACCGGAGCTGGCAATCGCCTCGGAGCGCGACAGCAGTCCGGCGCGGATCGCCAGGATCATCGCGTTGAACTCCTTCTCCGGATCGACCCAGCTCCAGCCCTGCGGCACCCATTTGCAGGCTCGGTACTGGCGCTTGCGGCGGCGGTAGCCAGGCAGTTCGATCGCCCCAGACAACACCGCCGCATCGACGAACGCGTTCCAGACAGGCCGGCACAGCTGATAGACCAGCACCGCGTGCTGGACCATCTCGCAACGGCGCCGAAATTCGAGTAGGCCGGCCCGGATCGACGAGTAGTTCACTCCCGACAGGTCGCCGGTGAGTTGCTCGTAAGTAATGCCGATCGCGGCGGCGACGGCGCGGAACTGGGCGCGTAGGAAGGGGTCGTAGCTCGACCCCACATCCGCCGGCTGCGAAAAGGTGACGTTCTCCCCTGCCTCCAGAATCTGCAACGTGCCCGGTTCCAGGCCAAGGGGCGCATTGCCCGATTCGTCTGGCGGCCCGTCGCCGGGCAAGGGGTCTTCCGGACCGTCGCGGGTGATGAAGCCGGCGAACATCGCCGCGGTCTTCTTACGAACCAGCTCGGCGTCGTCGTACTGGTCCAGCTCATTGAGCTTGACCAGCGCGCGTGCCAACCAGGGCTCGCCGCGGATCTGGCCCGGCCGCAGCGGCCGGAAGATATGCAGGATCTCCGACGCCGGCACCCGGAACGTTTCCATCCCGCCGTGCCGCGACATCGGCGCCATCGCCCCGTCCCGCGGGTGCGACAAATACAGGTGGTACGCCACTCGTCGACCGAGCCGGTCGAACTCGATGCCGGCGCGGATCAGGTTGCCGTTCGGTTCCTCCCGGTTGAGCGACATCGGCAGGTGCTCAGGTTCGAGCAACTGCAACTGCAAGGGCACCGACAGGCCGTCCTCAGGGCGGCGCGGGCGCAGCCGGACCAGGCACTCGCCGCCCTCCAGCAGCGCGCGGCAGGCCAGGGCCTGCAAACCGTACAGATCCGTCAAGCCGGCGGCATCGGCCTCGTCGCACCAATCCCGCCACAGGGCTTGCAACGCTTCGCGCTGGGTCTGATCAGCCAGGAGGGACTGCGGCTTGATCCCGGTGCCGACCGCGTTCGCGACGAACGCCTCGATCGCGGCATTGGCCCAGGCGTTGCGGCGGACCAGGTCGCGCGACCGAACGCGCAAGGCGTCGCCGGTCGCCAGCAACGCGGCGACGGCACCTGGGTTACCGGGTTGCCATGCGGTCGAGCGGCGGCCGTAGCCCGATGCTTCGTGCACGGGCGAGCCTCCGAACATCGTCGTTCGGAGACGGGACCACCAACTCATCAGAATCCTTTGTTCGTGGTCACCCGCAAACGACGCACGCGACGTGGCTGCCCTTCGGTGCCGGCGAGCGCGGCTTCGATCTCGCGGATCGCGGCCAGCAGTTCATCGACGCTGCGGTACTCGACCAGGCGGTCACCGAAGCTGACGCGGCGTTCGCCGCGCGCGAGCGCGGACCGCAACGCCTGCAACTGTTCGTGGGTGTAGGGAAGATCGCTCATTGCATGAAACGGCTCGAAATCACCCGCCGCTCTCTGCGCGCGGGTGCGGAAGCAGAAAGGCCACCCGGTGGGGCGGCCTGTGTGGAATGGGGCAACGACGGAGACAGCGTTGGCGGCGGTCCGTTGGGTCTGATGTCCAAAGTCCGTTCCAACTCGCGCCAGTGACGTTCCTCGAAGCGATCGACGCCGGCCTGCATCGCCGCGGCACGTGCCATGACGTAGCAGTCCAAAGCCTCGTTTCGATCCCGTCGCTTCTCCCAAGTCCGAACGGGATAGCCGTGGCGGTCCCGACGGCTGATTAGGTGCTCCGCGGTGAGCTGCTGGAGGAACTCCCCGTCGATCTTCGGCAAGTGGACGTAGCCGGCGGGAAACGCCGGTTGTCCGTCCGGACCGATCTCGATCGACAGGCGCAGGGCGTTGTAAAACTCCAGTTTGGCGATGCCGCCCGCGACGGCGAACAGCTTCAAACCCCGGCGCAACCGCTTGCCGGGCACGCTGACGTCGACGGCAGTGGGCGTGCCGATCAACGCCGCGCCGCTGCTAACGCCCTTCATCGGCAACAGCCTTGGATCGCCGACACCACGCGCGAAGGCGTAGGCCTCCTGCGTCGCGAAGCCGGTGTCCAGGCCCAACCGGGTCAACGGCAGCTGCACACCGCTGGCGTGGGTCCAGTGCTCCGACAAAATTCCGGCCAGCTCATTCCAGACCGCGGCGCGGGCGGTATCGCCCATCAGCACCCGGTGCTCGATCAGCCAAGTCTCGCGCCCCCGGCCAAAAGCCCAGACGGACACCTCGATCCGGTCTTTCTGGATGTCGGCGCCGCCGGTCAGGAGTAAGCCACCGGCCGGCACGCTGCCGATCCGGTAGTCCTCCCGGCGCTCCAGTAGGCGCTCCCAATCGGGCGCCTCGCCTTCCTCTTCCCAGGTCTCGCCCAGTTCGGTGTTCTTGAACGCCTTCAGCGCGGTCGCCGATCCCTGCGCCGACTCCCACGCCGCGGCGATATCGGCCCAGCTGCGCCAGCCCACCGGCGAATACAGCGACGACAGGTGGTAACCCGCCGTCTTGCCTTTGTTCTTCGGCGCCGTCGCGATCCAGCGGCCGGCCGCCAGCATCGCAGTCTTGTGATGCTCCCCGATCGGCTGCTCGCAGGACTCGCAGATGTAGCGTACCGAACGCGGGTCGCCCCAGGTCCAGCGCAGTTGCTCGAACCGCAGCCATTGCTCATGGGCGCAGTGCGGGCACGGAACGAAGTACCGCCGCTGGTCGGAGGCCAGGTACTCGCGTTCGATGGTGCTGGCGCCGGCAATCGTCGGCGTCGAGACCAACAGGATCTTGCGGCGGGTGAAGGTGCGGGTGCGGGCCTCGGCCAGAGCCACCGCATCGCCTTCACCCTCCACGTCGCGCGGATAGCCGTCCACTTCATCCAGAAACAGGTAGCGCACCGGCATGGAGCGCAGGCCGACCGCGCTGTTCGCGCCGGTCAGGACCAGGACCCCGCCGCGGAACTCCTTGGCAAGGATCGTATTGCCGGCGTCCCGCGCGCGCGAGGGCGCAATGCGTTCGCGCAGCGACGGCGACTCCTCGATCAACGGGTCGATGCGCTGTTTCGAGTTGCGCTTGGCCATCTCGACCGTGGGCGCCACGGCCATCATCGGCCCTGGTGCGCAGGCGATGACGTAACCGATCCAGTTGTTGCCGCACTCGGTGCCGCCGACCTGCGCGCCCTTCATCAAGACGACGCGTTCCGTCGCCGAGGCCGGCGACAGGTCGTTCATGATGTCGCGCAGATACGGCGTACGCGCGGTGCGCCAGCGGCCCGGTTCTGACGATGAGGTGCTCGACAGCACCCGGTCCCGGTCAGCCCAATCGGAGACGTCGAGGAACGGATCGGGTGTCAGGCCATCGCGCCACGCCTTCTCAACGTGGTCGAAGCCGTCGTACAAGGATCAATCCAGTCGAGCGTTGAAATCCGCGAGTTCGGTCAGGTGCTGCCGCACCTCGCGCTCCAGCGCGACGTGCATCGTGTGCGGGTCAACGCCCAGTTCGGCCGCGAGCATCGAGCTGATTCGCGCCGGCCAGTTCAGCCAAGCGTCGCGCTCGGCCCGTGCCAAGGCGAACACCTGCGCCATTGCCTGCGACCGGTCGATCAACTCGCCCTTGAGCTGGGCGATGCGCAGCTTGTGGTGCTGGGCCTTGAGCACCTCGTTGGCGGTGCGGGCCTGTGCGTAGGTATTGCCGCCGCCCTTGGCCGTGACCGGCGCTACGCCGGCCAAATCGTCTACGTCGACGCCGGAGGCCGCGCGCGCCCGCGCCGGTCTCGCTGGCGCTGCCAGGGGCGGGTCCGGCGCGCGGGTGCTGGCGGCCCACTCGGCGTCGGCGCGCACGGGATTGATGGTGCCATCCACCTCGGCGGTGATCCGGCCGGCGGCAATGGCCTTGCGCACGGCGGTATCCGACACGCCCCGATAGCGGCCGTAGGCGCGAATGGAAATTCCCACGATAGAAGCAGTCGATTCCGGTCATCGCCAGCCCCGGCGCGGAAGTTAGTGGAGACGAAGCGCGCAAACCCCAGCGCCCGAGGGGCGCTGGGGTTTGCAGTGGAGACGAAGCGCGCAAACCCCAGCGCCCGAGGGGCGCTGGGGTTTGCGCGCTCCGCGTTAGGGGACCACCGCCGCCGTGTTGACCTCGTCCAAAATTGCGAACCAATCGGGCTCGCTCGGCAATTCGATACGCGCTTGCTCGCACAGCATCCTCACGACCGCCCAGCAGCTGGACGCGATTGTTCGCGCCGCCAATTGGTCGTCCAGCTCCAGTTGCAGGGTGTCGTCCCAGCGCAGCAGCTCATGCAGGAAGACCTCGAATCGCTCCAACTGCTTTGCCGTACTGCGAAAGTCCCGGTGCTCGCTCATCGTCGCATTCCTTATCGCGCCGCGTTGTTGCGGCGACGACATGAACGCTTCATTCCGAGTAGAAGACAAGCGAATTCCGGTGATTCTGGCAAGATCAGTTTCGCGGGGCACAGACCGCGCCCGAGATCGCACTTTCCAAGTGACGCAGGGCCAGCCTCAACTTTGGCTGGTAATCATCATGGATGACATCCCAGACCTGCATCAATCGGACCTCGCGCACTACCCGATTGAGTTGATGCGCGGGCAGCGCCGAGAACTCCGGCTCCAAGCCGTCGAAGTACCGAACTATGCCGTTGAGCAACCAGCGTAGCGTCATTTCGTACTCGTTGATCTCGCTGGGCACCAAGCGCTTCCCGGACCAACCCTTCGCTTGATCTATCCGGCACTCCAGCGGAGCCAGCTCATCCCGACAGTAGTCCACCCATTGCACCATCTCTGCCGGGTCGAGTCGTTCAGTCCGAAGGAAGGTAGTCCGTTTGGCGAGGTCCTCGGCAAGCGCGTTGCACTTGGTGAGGGGAAAGCGATCGTCGTTGCCCTCATCGTCGGGTAACGGAGTACCCGAAAGCAGTATCCGTTCGAGGCAGTCACCAAGACTACGAAGCTGCGCATGTGCAATCCAGATCTTGTCCACCTATTCATCCTCGTTGGCCGCGTCGGTGCGGTGTCGTGATGAACGCTTCCTTCTCCGCAGAAGCCAATAGCATTAAGGCGAATTTGTACCTGCAGATAGGCCACGGACAGCTTCGTATTCGCCGTCGGCGACTATTCCGGAAACTGGTCTAGTGCTTGCTCCAAACCGCTAAGCGCAAGGCTGATTCCGTGTTGATAGTCGGAATCTCCGGGCCGCCATACGTCCAATCGGCCAACCATCGTGAGCGCCTGTTCAACCCACTGGCGTGGCGTCAGCGCCGGCCGGCACTGTAGGTAATCATCGATCTGGCGAGCCACGTTCGAGAGCGCGCTGGCGATGACCTCGTTGCGTCGCTTGGGTCGACGTTTGATTGGATTGAACCCGCTTCTTACCCGCCGCTCCCAGTCCCGAAGTTCATTGTCGGCAGCGGCCACGCGCGAGCCAAACTCGACGCGTTCGATGCGTCGCGCACGGCCGAGGCGCGTACAGGGTTTAAGAAAGTGTGCCAGTGCAGTGCATGCCTCAACCCCGCAACCACCATACGGCCACACCGGCTCCAGGTCCGTCGGCGCTTGTTCTACCAACCATCGAATGCGACCGGGCAGCGAATCCAGTGTAAAGAACACTCGCTCTACGTCTTCCATTCCCTTGCCCTTGCGTTCACCGCCAAGCGCGGCAACGGCATGAACGCTTCCTTTCAAGGAGAAGCAAAGCGCTCTCCGTCCCAGTTCGCGTGTCGGCCACGCACGAACAAAATGACTCGTCCGTTTCGGTTTCGTATCGCCAGAAGAGGGTACACCCCAGCGCCCGGCGGGCGCTGGGGTCTGCACTCTCGCAGGACGCTAGTCCGCGCAATCGTTAATCGACTGGATCATATCGTCGAGATTGGCGCGAAGGCCAAAGTGGATGCCTTGCCCCTCGAAGATCATCGCCAGCACTTTCAAAGTCGTATTGGCGAAAGCCTTGGCCGCTGCCAGCTCGTCCTCGTCCAGCGACGGCCCGGTACCGAAGACCATCGCCCCGATCTTTTCCAGGCAGGCCTCCTGAAGCTGCTGCGTGGTCCGGAATAGATGCGAGTGCGGCAGTTGAATGTTCATTTCGTTCCTTCGTTGCGCCGCTCCGTTGCGGCGACGACATGAACGCTTCCTTCCGCACCGAAGCCAAGCACTGACCGCGAGAAGAACGAGCGTTCTCTAGTCCTATTTAAGTATCGGACAGCGTTCGACCGGAAGCTGTACGAGAAGGTGTCTGACAGCTGTACGCGTTGAAGAACGCTTGTTCTTAGTTGCGCTATTCGCTTGGCTTCGGTGCGGAAGGAAGCGTTCATGTCCCCACACCAACGACAGCCACGGAGGCCAACGATGCACGACGAAGTCGAACACCTCAAAGACTACTTGCGGGGAATGAGGAGGGGCAACCGCAAAGGATTGGCGCAGTTGACCGCCCTCAGCGACTGGACTGACATCGCCCAGCGGGAGCTCGAACGCAGGGCCGCCTACATCCTCCAGATGTTTCCCGATGAAGTCCTGCTGGGACTGACGAGCGGTGAGATCGACATGCGACAGGCCATTGGCGATGTCCTCGCCGAATGACACCAGCGCGCACCCGGCCTCGGCCGGGTGCGCCATCCCCGAGCACGACTTCTGGTTCCTCAAGGCCATCCACTCGGCCGTGTTGGTCGCAGCTACCAGCGGAATGCTCGACCTCAATCAGCTCGCTCGCACCGAACTGATCCGGCGCGGACTCGACCCCGCAGGGGATTGGGTCGGCCGCAACCGCGCGCGGGAACTGCACACCCACCACACTACTAAGGAGCACACACCATGACCCAGATCGAATTGACCCCGAGCCAGCGTGCCGTCCTCGACCTCGCTGTCGAGACCGACGGACGCGTCGAAAACTTCCCCAAGAATCTCGGCGGTGGAGCACGCGCGGGGGTGATGCGCGGCCTGCTGCTCAACGGCCTCATCGTCGCCGATGGTGCGGGCCATGCCCTCACCGAGGCCGGCTACGAGGCGGTTGGCCGGTTGCCGCCGCAAGCGGACAACGATGCAGGCGTAGACATCAACGCTGATTCTGGGGCCGACACCGAGGCCAAAGTCGAAATCGAATGCCGCACGGAGGCCGAGGTCGAGTCTGCCGACGAGCCGGCAGCGACCCCCGACGATGAGTCCGCCCAAACGAACACAGAGACCGCCGATTCCGAAGGAGCATCTGCCAACGACACCCGCTCCGCAGTCCTCGCCCCGCAGAAGAAGCGAGAGCAGAGCCGGGTCGACCAAGTCGTCGCGCTACTTTTGCGCCCGCAGGGCGTAACCATCAAGGAGGTGATGGAGGCGACGAGCTGGCAGCAGCACTCGGTGCGAGGCTTCTTTGCCGGAGCTCTGAAGAAGAAGGGCTACGAGCTGATCAGCGACAAGAACGGCAAGGAAGAGCGCGTCTACCGGATCAAGACCGAAACGCGGGCCGAAGCCGAGAACGATCGCACGGGCCGCAGCGACGAGGCCGAGTGACCTGATTGGCGGCCGGAGGCCGTCTCCGGCCGCCGCCACTTTTCGGAGACCTAAGCCATGAAGAAGAATTCCAAGAGGGCCATACAGGCCCTCGCAGAGCGTGAATCTACTATTCGCGACATTTCCGTCGGCCAGGTGCTGACGCTCCGGATCTGCACGCCGCCGCCCACCATCCTCCACTGGCCCTTCATGCTTTCAGATGAGGACTTCTATTGGTATGATGATGTTGTGGTTGGCGAGGTGATCCAATACACGCGCTCGGAGCAGTACGAGGAGTTCTTTCGCCGCTTGCCCGAACAAGTACACGTTCCGCCCGGTTACGTCGGAATGGAAGCAGAGGGACGCAAACGCTTTATCGCGGTGACAACGCCGGAACGTCCGACGCTCTTCCTATATCCATCCGAAGATGGGACGGCGGCGCTACTGGGCGCGTGGTTCTTTGGCATGGACCATAAGCGACGAATGGCCGCATTGACCAACTTGGATCATCTCCTTCGTTCCATTCGGGACAAGCCACTTGATGTTCCGTTGGTATGAAGCGTTCATGGGCTCCCCAAGACGGAGACAAACGATGCACTTACACGACATCAAAGGGCCGGACCCAGTCCTCGTTTCACTACCCGAACGCGTTCTCGTTGTGGTCGAGGACGCCCTGTCCAATGATGAGTCGTCCACCGACGCTGAGATGGCGCAGTATCTGCTGGACATCGGTCTGACCGACGTCCAAGCCCGACATGCGGTGAGCTACCGCGACGTATACCGCCTCAGTTTGTGGATCGACTGCTACACGCCGATTCGTAGCGCCGTCCGAGTTCGTTGCAACCGGACCACGGGCGAGTACGAGATCACGTGACTCCTGCACCGCCGCGCTCAGCGCGGCGGTTCTCTTGTCCCCGGCGCAGCGCGCCGGCTAGCACGTATCCCGTGCTTATTGTTGAGAACAGTCGTTCTCGTCTGACACCTTAACGGCTTCGGGTTTTCCCTCGAAATGGCGATGTTCCGCTTGGCTTCCCGCCAGAAGGAAGCGTTCATGTCGGCACGCCCACCACGGAAGACCGACATGACCACGACGACCATTACGCCTCGCAACCAAATGGTCCGGTTTGCGCGCAAGGCCGAGAGCCTGTCTTGGGTCCAGCGCGAGCTGCGTGTCCTCAACGTCCGCCCCGAAATCGCGCTGGTCGTCGCGACCAAAGACCTAACCGCCGAACAGTACGACGCCTTCGCAAAGCAACTGCTACGTGCCCGCGATTGGCTGGCCGACTTCGACGGCATTTGCCACGAGGTGGTGGAAGTTCGGTGCCCGGGCCGCCCGATGCTCTACGTGAAGTCGAAGGGAACCAACTACGCCCACACAGTCGGGCTGGCCGTCGAGTAAGCGGGGTCCTTGTCCGACACCTTAACGGCTTCGACCATCGGTGATAGGTGCGGCTATTTCCCTTGGCTTCTGCCGGGGAGGAAGCGTTCATGACGCCACCCAACCACGGAGCACGTCGTGACGATCGCTATCTGCAGGCCCTATCTCGCCAATGTTCGATTCTCGCGCAAGCCCGCCAACCTGCGCGGCATGCTGCGCGAGCACAGCGGCTACCACATCGAAGAAGAGCGGGTCTGCGTCGTTGCCGTCAAAACCCTGACTGCCGCCGAGTACGACGCGTTTGTTTGCGATATGAGTCGGGCGCAGGACTGGATCGCCAGCTTCAACGGACGAAGTGAGCAATGCATCGCGGTACACGCGCCCGCCCGCCTGACCCTCTACATCCGGGCCGAAGGCTACGACTATCCGCGCTACGTCGGACTAGCCGACGCGGACTGAGGCGGGCGGGCCCTGGCGTCGCGCGCGGAGGCGGCGTCAGTGGCGCAGGGCGCGGAGGATTTCGGCGGCAACCTGCGGGACGATCGCATTGCCGGCGGCGCGCAGCTTAGGAATTCGGGCGGATATCCCATCAGCCAGAAGACGAATTCCGGATTCAGGTACCCGGCGACCGGCGAGGGTTTGACTTGTCTGCCAAGCATCCCATTCTCCGGTGCGCTGCCAACGCTCGACGCGTCCTTGTGATCCCGCGTCGTCGGCGTGGCCCAGACCGCCTGCGCCGGTAACGGTTGGGTCGACCCACTTCCGAACTGCTGGTTCGGGCCGCCCTTCTCGCCGTCGCTCGCGCGCGGCGTGCTCCAGACCGCCTTCACTACTCCCGGCAAGCCATTGCGTCGCTCGGCCGCAAAGTCGCCGCGCTTCTCCGGATCGTTCGCCGTGGCCGTCGGCCAGACCCGCCTCGCCAGATTCGGCAGGTCGATGGTCCGCTTCTGTCCGCTCGGCGTTCTGCCAGTCGCCGTCGTGCCCGGCGGTACACCGCGCCCGCCGCTCGGTTGCAGCGGCGTCGGCCAAACGCTTTCCGACGATCCAGACGCGGTCGCGTCGGTGCGGGGCGTTGACGGCACCAGCTGGAACAACAACCGCCCGGCTGGCGTAGCCTTCGGCTTCCAGGTCAGAGAGAACTCCGTCGAGGCCCAGCGGGATGAGGCCAGCAACATTTTCACCCACGAATAGAGCGGGTCGCGCCGATGCAATAAGGCGGCGCAGCTCCGGCCAGAGGTGGCGGTCATCCGCTTGCGCGCGCTGGCGCCCTGCGACGCTGAACGGCTGGCATGGGAAGCCGCCGGTCCAGATCGGCTCGTCGTCCGGCCAGCCCGCGAGCCGGCAGGCGTAGGCGAACCCACCGATGCCGGCGAAGAAGTGGCATTGGCCGTATCCGCGCAGGTCGTCCGCGCAAACAGATCGGATGTCTCGGTCATCGACGTCGCCGGGGGGAATCAGGTCGGCCGCAATCAGATTGCGGAGCCAACCGCACAGGTAGGGATCATTTTCGTTGTAATACGCCGGCCGCGTCATTCGGAGCCGGGCTTCGCTGCGGACTCGGCATCGCGCGCGGCGTCCTCGAACGCGACGCCATCCAATTGCCTGGTGGCTGCCTGGCCCGTATGGTCCTGCCAGCGCCGGACGATCACGTCCGCATACTTCGGGTCCAGCTCGATTAGGCGCGCGCGGCGGCCGGTCTTCTCGCAGGCGATCATCGTCGTGCCCGAGCCGCCAAACGGATCGAGGATCAGGTCGCGGGTCTTGCTGCTGTTGCGGATGGCGCGCTCGACCAGCGCCACAGGCTTCATGGTCGGATGCAGGTCGTTCTTGCTGGTGCGGTCGATGAACCAGACGTCGCCCTGGTCGCGCGCGCCGCACCAGAACCGGTCGTTGCCGTCTCGCCAGCCGTAGAGGATAGGCTCGTACTGCCGCTGGTAGTCGGCATGGCCCATCGTGAACTTGTTCTTGGCCCAGATGATGAAGGTGGACCAGCGACCGCCGGCCGCGCGGAAGGCGTCTTGCAGACGGTCCAGTTCTGACGACGACATGGCCATGTAGACCGCGCCCTTGGTCGCCGTCAGGATCTGCTGGCAGGCGGCCTGGAGGAAGGCGCCGAAGTCGGAACCGAGGTTGTCGTTCAAGATCGGACGATGCTTACCGCGAAGCTTGTCCTTCGGGTTGTTGGCGTAGTCGACGTTGTAGGGCGGATCGGTGAACGTCATGTCCACCAGTTCGTCGCCGAGCAAGGTGGTGTAGTCGGCGCTGCTGGTGGCGTCTCCACACAACACCTTGTGGCCGCCGCAGATCCAGACGTCACCGGGGCGCGAAATCGGATGCTCCGTTGGCTCCGGTACTGCATCGTCGTCGGTCAGTCCGGCCTGGTCATCGATCAAAAGATCGTCCAGCTCGTCGTCGGTGAAGCCCAGCAGGTCCAGATCGAACTCTGCATCGCGAAGCTCGGCCAGTTCCAGCTTCAGCAGCTCCTCGTCCCAGCCGGCATTCTCGGCCAGGCGGTTGTCGGCGATGACGTAGGCGCGCTTCTGCGCCGGGGTCAGGTGGGCCAGCTCGATCACCGGCACCTGAGCGAGTCCGAGCTGGCGCGCGGCAAGCAAACGACCGTGGCCGGCGATGATGCCGCTGGCGCCATCAACCAGAATCGGATTGGTCCAGCCGAACTCCACGATGCTGGCCGCGATCTGCGCGACCTGTGCATCGGAGTGCGTTCTTGCGTTCCGTGCAAACGGAATAAGCGCCTCGATCGGGCGCTGTTCGATCTGAAGGCTCAAAGGATGTCCAAGTGCGAACGGGGTTGCAGGGACTGCAAACCCGAATCAAAAGGTTGACGCTAGCGGGGTTTTGCGGTTTGGCCCCCCGCGCGATTTATGCCAGGGGAAGGACCCGCGATTTTTGGCCACACATCGCGCCGTGTCCGCGCCTGTGGGCCGTATAGCAGGACGGATAGCTATCGGGCGACTACTTCGCGCGCCGCGCGTGGGGCCTCTGCGGTCGCGACGTCGGGCCGAGGACTTCAGCGTCGCTTCGTGTCTCATTACTCGCGATAATTTCTACGCGAAGTGACACGTTTTCCATGTGATCTCGACAACTTCGTTGTCTACATCTTTTGTTAGGCTGCGCGCGTCGATTTGTGCTGCACAGGGAAAGTAATGCCGAAGTTGATCGTCCGCAGGGTTTCGTTCCACCACAGCACTACAGGTTCATTCCGGGAAGACGTATTGACCGCGGTACGTACCTTGCCAGGCGTTACATCCGCTTCGCCGCTCCTAGAGAGCGACGACGCGATGAGAATCGAATTCTCCTGGCAGGAGCCGCACTACGACATGATCGAGAAACATCTTAATCATCACGGTTTCACTTCAACCGACTAAAGCGCGCCAACGAAGTGCCGTGGTGCCGACGCACCGCGATCAGCATGCCGACTAGGCTAGGGTAAAACTGGGGGTTTTGGGACACCCCTGATCTTCGCATTGGCCCCCAATCACCCCCATTCGCCCCCAACGGCACAAAGTCATCTCGCTTCTACTTGCGACTGCACCATCTGCGGCCCGGCGAATCGGGGTAACGGCCCGTTGAGATGCGCCACGACCAGCACCAAGGCATGCTGCCAGCGGCGCCACGCGGTCTTGCGAATCAATCCGGTCCGAGCGCACACCTCGCGCCAAGGAACATACTGCGCTCGTAGCCAGATCAATCGGCGCTGTTCCTCGTCCAGCCACCTCAGCCACCGTACGGTCTCGCCAAATCGGTCGATCGCGCCAGGCGACGCGGCAAAGCGCAGGACAATCCGCTCGTCCGCATATCCCTCCCACGACTGCCTCTGAATGTCGGGCCAGTACGACGCGTAGCCCTGCACCTTCGCCGCCGGAAGACGCCGGGCCGTGATAGCGGCCTCCTGAAACTGATCGGCCACTTTCTGCACCGTCCACTCAGCCACGGTCCTTCTCCCGCTTGCCGTACAGGCGCTCGGCGATCTGGCTCAGCAGTTGGCGCTCTACCCAATCCAGACGCGTGTCTTCGGCCGAGACCACCAACAGGCCTTGCTCCCGCCATCCCTGACGCTTGAGTCGGTCCAGGTCCGGCGTGTCGGGAACGAAGCGCGCCAGCGGCGAGCGATAGCGAAACTCGGGCGTGGTCATGCCTTTGTCTCCTGCGCGATCGCCCAATGCAGCAGCGCCAGAGCGTCAGCCTCGTTGTCGTCCTCGGGCTGATGGCCCCAACGCTTCGCCGCCTCGATCATCGCCGCCTTGTCGGCATTGCCCTTACCCGTGGCGAACTTTTTGATCGTGCCGACCGGCACTCCCTGATACGGAACGCCGTGTCGCTCGCACCACGCCGTGAGCTGGGCCAGGAAACCACCGTAGACGTGCGCTGCATCAACACCCCGGTGCCGGCGCACCTCCTCGAAGTAGAGCTCCGCAGGCGGACCGGCAAAGCGCCACAGCTCATCGAGCCAGCGGACGAAGCGCAGGTAGCGCATGCCCCCGCCTTCGAAGCGCCCAACCTTGAACTGCTCGGTACCGCTCATCGCCTCGCCGGAGAAGCGCAGGGCCCAACCCAAGGTCGTTCCCAGGTCGAGCGCCAGCAGTGTCGGCGCGGTGTCCACGACGGTCCGGGTGGCGGATATGGCAGAGCTGCCGGTTAACACGCGCGTGTGCGCGCGCACGCACACATAAGGGGGAACCGGCATCTCTGCCGCTTCCGCCACCCCTGCATCCAAGTGCTTGATTTCATTCATGGCCGTTGCCTCCGAACTGTAAGAAGGATTTGGGCTTAAGACTCAGGCCGATGAAGTAGCGCGCGCCCTTCCCCCCTTTGTGCTTCTGAAACTGTCGCGTGATCAGGAGATCCGAGAAGCGTTTGATGGAACCCACGAACTCGCCGCTGCCTTCGGCCCAGTCTCGCCAGTCGGCGAACAAGTCCGCGACGAGCGCCTTGGACTGCGCATGCAGGTAGCAGCGCTCTTCGATCCAGTGCCCGAGCGCGTCCTCGCCTTCGAAATACTCTTCGGTGGCATCGACCACACATTGCGGCGGACACAAGCCGACTTGCTGCCATTGCAGGCAGCCCTCCACGGCCCAGGCCATGATCCCGTCGCGTTCGGCCAGGAGCTTCTCAGTGAGACGGCCGTCGCGCCGCTCAGGCGGAATGGTGACGGTGAATGGCACCAGATGCAGCCGTCGCTTCATGGCCTCGTCCACGTTGCGGATCGCGGGCTTGTGGTTTCCCGCGATCACCAACTTGAACTGCGGGATGTACTCGAAGAAGTCCTGACGCATGAAGCGCGCGGTGATTTTGTCACCGCCCGTGATGGCCTTCAGTTTCGCCTCGTTCCAGCGCCGCCCCTGCTCGGTCTCGCTGGCGGCAACGAAACGCGCACCGCGCAACCCAGCCAGATCGGTGGGGTGACGCTCACCCCGGCTTTCCATGAACGTTTCCATCGGCGCGTTCGTGGCGTAGTCGCCCAGAATCGTGGCGAGGGCGTTCACGAACACGGACTTGCCATTGGCGCCGGTGCCGTAGAGGAAGAACAGCGCATGCTCGCGGGTGACGCCGGTCAGGCAGTAGCCGACGACGCGCTGCAGGTAGGCCGCGAGTTCGACATCACCTCCGGTCACATCGACCAGGAAACGGCGCCAAGTCGGGTAGTCCCCCTGCGGGCTGGCCGTGGCCAACTTGGTCATGTGCTCGCCGCGAGCATGGCGACGCAATTCCCCATCGCGCAGATCCACGATGCCGAGCGGCGTGTTCAATGCCCACAGATCGCGGTCCCAATCCTCGGCAAAGGATGCATGTCGCGGATCGCTTCGGGCCAGGCGCTCGACACCTGCCACTGTCGATGCCGAGGCCAGCTTGGACCGCTGCGACGGCCGCTCGGCAAATTCCTGCGCAGCTCGACAGACGCCACGAACCAGGTGTTGCAGAACGAGCGTTCGATCCGGATTCCATCGGGTGCCGGTCCAGCTCAACCATTGACCCCAGGCCGCGCAGTAGCGCCAGTCGTCGGAGTATCTGCGGGTGAAGGCCAGGCCGAGACCATCGTCGCCGCTCCAATCGAGCCCGGTGAAATCGATCGGTGGCGGCGCGTCGTCGGTGCCGGGCAGCAAGAAGGTGCGTTCGCCGGCACGCAGGAAGCCCTCGATGTCGAAGCCGTCCTCAGCTGCGTCGGCGGCGTCCCAGCCCAGCGGCTTGTCTTCGGGGAGGTGCAGAACCGCGCACGAGTCGGCACCGGCCTTGAGTGCGGCCTGGGACGCCTGCATCGCATACTCCCAGCCGGGCTTGTCTTTGTCCGGCCAGATCAGCACGTGCTTCCCGCACAGCGGCGACCAGTCGGTCTTTTCGATAGGTGCATTCGCGCCGTTCATCGAGGTCGTGGCGCAGGCATCACGTGCGATCAACGCGTCGGCCGACTTTTCGCCCTCGACCAAAACGACTTCCGCTGACGCCGCAAGACCGGGTTGGTTGTAGAGCGGTCGCGGTGTCGGTGCCTGGTGCTTGCGCCTCTTCGCATCCCAGGGGCGATACTGCTTGCCCTCCGGGGGGTCGTAGCGGTAGACGCAGGCGATCAGTTCGCCATCCACACTCAGGTAGTCCCAGCGCGCCGTGTGCGGACCAAGATCATCGACCGCCGGCTCCGACCGACGCCGCTTCTCCATCGGGGCTGCCGGTGCCACCGAGATGTGACCCACCAGCTCGGAAGCGCGCTTGAGCACGGCCACAAAGTCTTGTCGCGCGTCCAGGCCGAAGTGCGCAGCCAACAGGTCGAAGATGTCGCCGCCGTCGCCGGTCGCGTGATCATTCCAAAGCCCGGCCTTGTCGCCCGTTAGAGCGACCTCCAGGCTGACGCCGGCAGCGCCATGAATGTCGCCGATTGTGAACTTGCCGCGGCGAGCTTTGCCTTTCGGATACAGGTCAATCAGTACGGTTTCGAGGTGACGCAGCAGATCGCTGCGCGTGTTCTCGCGTTCCCGCATAGGGGACGCCGGTTTCGGTGCGCCACCGGCTTCGTTGAAATTGTTCCAATCGTTCAATGGGGCAGGCTCCAGCAACGGTCCTGCCAGGGGCAGTACCGACAGGTTTGATCGGTGGGAGTGGTGCTGATGCGGGGGAGGAGTTCCGCGGAATCGCAGGCGCGCAGGATGTGGACGGCATGGTCCGATGCGCGCTGTGCCAGGCCGCGGTCATAGACGACCCGCTCGGCATAGATCGCCATGTCGTCGGCGCAGATCGCAGTGAAGAGCGCGGGATGCTCATGGAGACCGAGATACGCCTGGTAGAGCGCCACCTGGGTCGCGTAGACCGGGCGGCTCGCCGCGAGCCGCTTCTTCTGAAGCTCGCGAAAGGTCTTGGCACCGACCGCCTTGTTTTCCCAGAGCATCCGATAACCGAAGTGGCCGGGACCGGCGACGATCACGCCATCGGCGTGGCCGCGCATCCGACCATCGGCAGCGGTGAACCCAAACTGCTCGCCATCCTCGTTACGAGAACGCAGATCGAAGCCGGCTAGGCGCAACCAGTCCGCCATCCAGTCTTCGACCCGATGACCCCGGGCGAACACGCGCAGCACGCGACCGGGAAAGTGCCGACCTGCATCTTTCGGTGTGTTGAAGTATTGGAACTGCAGGCGACGGGCGCAGTCTTCACCGAGGCTGGACGCTCCGAGATAGGCACGAAGCGGCAGCAAAGCCGCCTCGCGCTCCATTGCTCTGTCGACCAGAGTTCCGACATGCTTGGACAGGTCGTGCGTGTTGAAATCAAGCATAAGTTCGACGTCGAAAGTGGCAAATTCCAAAAAGAAAATGGCAATGCCAAAACTCAGAATGGAATCGTGTCGTTCTCAAATCCGTCGAGCGGCGGCGCCACCTTGTAGCCGACCGGATTGGACTGTGCCCGTACCGACGCTTCATAGGCTTGGGTGATGGCTTCAATGGCCTCGGTGGCTTGCGCCTGGTTGTAGTGACCAAGCGGCATGTCGAAGCCGATCCGGCCGGCGACGGATGCAAGCGCCCTCAGGCACGCGCGCTGGGCTTCGGGGGAGAGTGGGTGGGTCACAGGCAATAGCTCCTCCAGCGACGCGGAATCGCTCCGGCGTCGCGTGTCGTAGAGTTGGTGGAAGGCGTTCTGGCAAGTGGTCGAACAGAACGCCCATCGGTAGGGCGCGCGCCGCGGATCACCGATCCTGCGGCGCAGGTCCAAGTGGCCGAAGCCGCGTGCAGGTTTTCCACACGCCCAACAGCACGTCATCGACCCAGTCGGGACCGCTCAACCATTTGGTCTCGGTAGTCCATTAGCGCCTTCGCGTGCTCCTGAAATTGCTGAGCCGACCGCAATAGATATTGGATCTGCAGTTCGAGTTCGGTACGGCCGAGTTTCCGCAGGTCCGTATAGATCCCGTCGCGATTTGGGTATCGATCTTGCAACCGGGTACGCGTCATGGCCCGTCGCGCCTCACTGAGCCCATGCCGGGCGACCGGCGGCCGGCGCGGATACCGCCGCAGTCTGCGCAGCCTCAACTAGGTGCGACGGCACGTGTGCCGGCGGCGCGGCATGCCTGCTCGTCGGCGCGACCACCGCCCCCATGACCTCCTTGTAGTTAGGATGGTCGGGCATGATCGGGATCTTGATCACGGCCTTGTCCTCACCGTAGCCGTCCTTCTCCCAGTCCACCTTGCCGGCGAAGACCAGACCATCGAGATCGCCGAAGCTTTCGATGCAACGACCCGCCTGCGCGGCAGCGCTGATATCGTCGGGATGCAGACCGAACGCCGAGTTCAACGCGCCTTTGATGAAGCTGCGACCCATCTGGCCCCACGTTGGACCCTTGGCGCTGTACAAGCCGATCAGCGACCACAGCTTGCGGCGTGCGTACTTGCCTTCGATCACGACGAACTCGCCATTGAGGTACACCGAGCCGCTGTCCCCACGCGTGGCCCATCCGTGCAGCCAACCCTGGTTGGGATCGTTGTAGCCGCCGGGCTTGATGGTCATGCGTACCTTGACCAGCGTGCCCTTCGGGATAAGAGAGAACGAAGGACTCTCGGCGTCGTTGAAGTTGTTCCAGACCGACATGGGGTCTCCTGCGAATTAGTGGATGGAGGTCGAGTTGGGCGCCGCGGCCTCGGGGGCGCCGAGCTTGCGCATGAGCTGGCCCAAGTCCGGAGGCTCGACCAGTTCGAGGCGACCGGACCGGTCTTTCGCGGGGAAGCCCCAGGGGTTGGCGGTGTGACAGATGAACGCCCGATACGAAGGACCGTCCGTCGGCGTCAGCTCGGCCAGGGTGATCACCTCGTCGACGATGCCGGGCAGTTCCAGGCCCGTCTTCGAGCCATCGATCTGCAACTCGTAGACCTTCTTGTTGAAGTCGTCGATGCGCTCGTCGAGGATGCCGACGAACCAAATGTGCTTTCCGCGGGTGTGCTGGATATGGGTGAGCCAGCCCACCATCTCCTGCCCCATCAGTCCGTAAGCGCCCCGCGTGTCCGGCTTGCCGGTCTTTTCGGAGAACGCCTGCGGCTGCCCCTTGCACCACTGCAAGCAGAGCCGACCGGCTACCGTGATCGAGTCAATAAACAGAGTGCGGTACTTCACCAACTGCCCGGGATCACCGTAGCGACTGCAGGCTTGCGCGTAGTGGGACTCGCTGAACGACTGGCCGTCGCGGAGCGCGGGATTGGGGCCACCGAGCAGCACGGCGATGTCCCGGCAGTCTTCCCAGGTCCGCGGGCGCAGGCTGTCGCCAGGCCAGTCCTTCACCGCCAGATCGCCGGCCTCGATGTCGACGAACAACGTCGTGGCGGGGTCGAGGGTCCATAGCTGGTAGGTCTTGCCCAGACCCCAGCGGCCGATCAATACCCCTTTGACGCCGCGATTCTCAGCCAAACGCTGGTCGGCCGTGATGATGGGCAGCATTACTGCCCCCAACCTGAAATTGTGATTTTGGTCACGATTCATCCTCCATCACGGACAGACGGTAGATCTGCTTGCCAGCCTTCAGCGTTCGGGCCGGATCAAACGACGACCGCATGGCTGCCGACCAAGCGCCATAACGGGTCTCGCTGATGCGGTAAGTGGTCTCCACGAACTCAGCCGGGTCCTCGCCCGCGGCGCGGATGCGCTCAACGATCCGACCGAGGCGGGCCTGGTCCCACTCGACCTTCTTCGGCAACTCGACGCTGATGCGAACCACGCCATCGGTCAGGCGGACGGTACCGGTGTCCTTCCCGGCGGCCAGCCGAGCCGATGCGGCCTGGCGGCCGTAGCGAAGATCAACGGCCCGATCGACCAAGTCGGCATTGGCCTTGGCGGTAGCCAGCGCATCCGAGGCTTGCTTGGTCAGTTCGAGCAACTGCTCTGGCGTGAACTCGGCCAGCTCGGAGGCCGGGCGGCCGACGCAACGTTCGAGCAACGTCACAGCCGCACCTGTGCCACGCGCTCGGTGGTGGACGAACGCATCGAAGCGGACTCGAACTGCTCGACGTCTTCGCGGCGATACCGCACGTGGCCTGCCATCTTGAAGAATCGCGGTCCGATGCCTTCGCAACGCCAGCGCTCCAAGGTCTTCGCCGGCACGCTCCAATGTGCCGACAACTCCTCGGGAGAGAGATTGGTACTGCTCACGATAGTGCTCCTTGTCTTCGGCGTGACGTGCCGCGCAAGAAGCGTCGGATATGCCCAGTGAGGAATGAAAGGGGGGAACGAAGGAGGAATCGGTGAGAAATGCATGAGCAATCGAAGGTTGATTGCTCATGCTGCCGCTCACCTCGCGGACTGGTCGAAGCCCGACGGCCGCAGTGAGGAATCGAAGTCGATTCCTAACTCCTTCGAGCAAAAGTTCCCCTCAATCCAAACGAAGCATGAACCGAATCGATTGGATCGCTAGTCTCGTGTCAACGGACGCGCAAGTGATATTGCGCACAGCTTCGGCGAAAGGCTAGGCTCTGGTTCAGCAACACAGCACCAACTAGAAGTGGCTTTCCACCAGGGGCCCAGACTTATGCACAACGGACTGTTTCAAACTGCCAAGGCGGCGAAGTTCTCGACGGACGCAGCTCGGCCTTCTCAACCTCACTCCGCTCCCGTACTACGGGGCAACCTCGACCTTGTCGCTCTACGCGATCGACATTGCGATGGACAGGTACTTCGCCTCATTCCGAATCTAACGATTCGCTGATCCGCTAAGTCGCCTTACCCGCTACACCTATATCCAGGCCCCCTCGGCCTGACGGGCAACTATTGCCCACGATTTCTTGAAGGACACATCGTGCTCTACCGATACCTGAGCTGGTTCGAGTCCGAACCGGTTGATGCCCTGTTGCCTTACGACGGCGATGCGATGAGCGATTTCGTTACGCTTGGTGCGCTGACGAAAGTCCGGCGCACCCGCAAGATCCATTGCCGGCAGTGCGGCCACGAGTTCGCACTCCAACTGCATTCTTTCCAAGAGATAGACGTCAGATGCGTCGTCTGTGCAGCGCAAGTCGAAATGACTTCGGAATACATGTCGACGCAGGTCAAGCTCGACTGGCTGCCGAATGCTCTGGCACGCCGCCTCGCAGGACCCGATGCCGTGCCGGAGATGCTGGTTGAGAACAGGCTTTGGCGAGTCGCGAGCGCTAGCACCGTAGCGGGAAACATCCCGATCTACTTGCTACGCGCCGGCTGGTACGTCGATTTCCCGCCTATCCTCTCGCGGCTTCAGCAGGAATCGAGTGGCCGACAGATCCTCTTGTCCTCGTCGCCCTTGATCAATGGGCAGCTTGACGATGCCAATCGCGTCATCCTTGCTATCGATGATGTTGCGCGCGTAGAGACCGAAGGACTTTGGCTCGATGTTAGACGGATGGGGCATGAGGTAACCGCGCCCTATCCGATCTGGTTCGACCTGGACCCGTCTGGTGACCGGCTAACGATTGGCGATGCCGTTCTGGTGCTCCGACGCAACCAAAAGGAATTCATGCGTCTGCTCGCAGCGGCGCATGAAGCCGGCCATACCGCCGTCAATTGGAAGAATCTACTGCGCCAATCGAAGTACGACGCCCATTACACGGCGTTGACTCAAGCGCTCCCGCCCGAAGTCTTTCGCTTCATCGATACCGCGAAGGGTGAGGTCTGGATCAGAAAGCAAGCCTTGCCACTCTCGCGCGCGGGCCCGGCCCTCACTTCCAAGGCAAGTTAATGATCAGCATCGAAGACGACTATAAGCAGGCCTCAGCCCGTGCTCGGCTGGATGCGGTGGCGAACTTAATCGCACTCGCCCTGGTTCGCTTGCGATCAGGCAGCGATGCTTCCAATGACAAAACCCGTGGACTTGCAAACACCTCCGAACCGAGGGTGTATGACCGCACCTTCAAACCACCCCGGAGAGACACTTGAAACGTTCCACCAGCCCGCCTAGCAAGGTGTGCCAAAGAATCGCTGCGCTCCAAGATCTCAAATGGAACGAGCTAAAAGCGCTGTGGAAAGATTTGTTCGGGCGAGAGCCTAGCATCAACAATCGACGGTACGTCGAGCGTCGCTTGACTCACCGGCTACAAGAGTTGGCAGCCCAGGAGCACCACGCCGACCTGCTTCAATCCAATGATCGGCGGATTCGACACCTCCTGCAAACCGGAACTATCCAGCCTAACAAGGGCAAGGCCCTACGTAGCGGCGCGGTGCTGACTCGAAGCTATCGAGGCGTGCTGCACTCCGTTCGCGCACTGGATGACGGTCGCTTCGAGTATGGCGGAAGGCAGTACCGCAGCCTCTCGGTGATCGCCCGCGAGATTACCGGCACACGCTGGTCCGGCCCGGCGTTCTTTGGACTACACCAGCCTAATCAAAAGAAGGAACTTCCCAAATGACCATGTCCGCTCGTCAAACATCGATTGCGATCTATACGCGATCCAACGTGCCAGATGCGGCAGCCCACCTTAAGCAGTACGCGGCGGCCCATGCTGCCGCGAAAGAGAAGTTCGGCGCGACATCAACGGTAACGTACTCCGATGATGGCTACGAGGGCACGACCCTCCACCGCCCTGGGCTAAAAGCGATGCTCCGGGATGTGGACGCGGGAAATATCCGAGCCATCGTCGTCACCTCTAGCGACCGCCTGTCCGGATCGTATGTCGACTACCTGCGGTTGCAGCTGCGCTTTGAACTTGCTGGCATTGCAGTCCATGAGGTCCGTCGGGCAACCCTGACGGCAGCCGATGCACTCGCCGAAGTAGCGACCACACTGGCTGCTGCTATCGCAGCCGCTGGAAGCCCCCAATGCACTGACCCGGTGCCTACGCCACCTGCCCAGACTTGAGACCCCGCCATGTTTGACACACAGGAAGCTCTACGCGTCGCCGTCTACTGCCATACGCTGGAGCCCGATCCGGACGACATCGCCTTCCAGAAAGCCGTTGTGACCCGGGCGATGAATCTATGTTGCGACCGCGCGCCCCAGATCAGCTACTACGTAGACGATGGCATCTGCCCGAATACCCAGTCCCGCCCCGGATTCCAGCGCCTGCTTCAAGACGTGGCCGCTCGGCGCATCGATTGCCTTGCGGTTCTCGACTGGAGTCATTTGGCTAGCGGTGAAAGAGACACCGCACTGCTCCGTCGATTCTTCGCGCAGCATGGAGCGCACATCATCGAGTGCCAGCTTCCGCCCGCAGTCCTTGTGAGAATTGCCGCATGAGCGACCCACTCAAGCGCCTGCGTTGCGCAGTCTATACCCGTGTATCGACCGAGGAAGGCCTCGGACAGGCCTATACCTCCATCGATGCCCAGCGAGACTCCGGCGAAGCGTACATCGCCAGCCGGCGCTCCGAGGGCTGGATTCCGGTTGGTGACTACTATGACGACGGTGGATACTCCGGCGGCAATCTGGAGCGACCGGCCCTCAGACGACTGCTGGACGATATTCGCGCCGGAAAGATCGACATCGTCGTCACCTATAAGATCGACCGCCTCACCCGGTCACTGTTCGATTTCGCTGAGCTTTTCAAAACCCTGGAAGAACATAACGTTACGTTCGTCGCCGTAACGCAGCACTTCAATACCACGGATGCGATGGGGCGCATGGTGCTCAACATCATGTTGACCTTCGCACAGTTCGAGCGAGAACTAACCGCCGAGCGCATCCGCGACAAGTTCATCGCCAGTAAGCGCAAAGGACTGTGGATGCATGGCGTCCCACCGCTGGGCTACGACGTCAAGGAGCGAAGGCTCTCTATCAATGCTGAGGAAGCCGCAGTCGTACGCTGGGTCTTCCAGCGCTTTGCGGAGGACAGATCACTCCAGAAGGTGGCCGAGCGCGCACGACTGGCGAACTACCGGAATAAGGACTGGACCAGCGCGGAGGGCCGGTATACGCCCGGCAAGGCGCTCGATAAAGGAGCGATTCACAAGATCCTCCACAACCGGACCTACCTTGGACATCTTAAGCATCGGGACACCGAGTTCGAGAATACCCATCCGCCCATCATTGATCCCGCGCTGTGGGAGCAGACGCGCGAGATTCTCAGCGTCAATGCCCATACACGGGCCAACCACTCGCGAGCCAACGTGATCTTCCTACTTAAGGGCCTGCTCTTCGATCAGGATGGGGCCGCGATGTCCCCTTGGCACACTACTAAGCGTAGCGGACAACTTTATCGCTATTACCTGAGCAAGGAACTTTTAAACCGTGGCAAGCTCGCGCAGTCCCCATTGCCGCGCCTACCGGCTGATGAGTTGGAGTCCATCGTAGTGAAACAGTTCAGGCGGATTATCCAGTCGCCTGAGATGATCCAAGCCACGTTAGCTGCTGGGAGATCCCACGACACGGCCTTAGACGAAGCGCAAGTCACGGTGGCCATGCGAAACGTCGACCGGATCTGGGACTCGCTGTTTCCCAGCGAGCAGCAGGTCATCGCCCAACAACTGATCGAGAAGATTACCGTTGCACCTGAACGCTTAGAAATCCGATTTCATCCCTTGGGCATTCAGTTGCTGGCGGACGACCTCCAGAGGAAAGCCGCATAATGCCCGAGGTCATTCATCCGGACGGCGAAGCCAGCATCTTCTATACCAGCGATGGGGCAGCGACGGTGACACTGCCCATTCGCCTGCGGCGGCGATCAGGGCAAAGGAAGCTGCAACCCGCCGTTGTCGGAAATCCGGGCGCTACACCCGACCTGACCGCCATGCAGCAGGCCCTGGTCCGTGGCCTTCGCTGGAGGGAGATGCTCGACTCGGGCGAGGTGGCATCCATGAAGGAGATCGCCGCCAGAGAGAAGACAGACAACAGCTATATCGCCCGCATGATCAATATGACCCTGCTGGCTCCACAGATCATCGAGGCGATCCTTGACGACACACTGCCCGATGTCCGCCTTACGCGCTTGGCAGTAAGTCCGCCATCACTTTGGCCGGATCAACTCAAGCACGTTGGGTTGTGATTTCGGTCATACGAAAGCGCGACCTATCGAACTTCATCCTTCCACTTAAAGAAACTAGGGGCGCTTCATGCCGAACATTACTTCTGTACTGAAAGATGAAATTGTCCGATTGACGAGAAAGGAGTTCCGGCAGCAGGTAGAATCCCTGCGCAAACAGGTGCTCGCGCAGCGCAAGACCATCACTTCACTCAAGGGCGATATCGATAAGCTCCAGCGGGGTATCAAGGTACTTTCCAAGGGTCCGCGCAAGAACGGGCAAGCGGTCGGCGACCCCACGGCGCCCACCACGCGGGCACGATTCTCGGCCAGTGGTTTGCGCAAATTGCGGGAGAAGTTCGGCCTGTCACGAGAAGCCTTCGCCCCCTTGCTCGGTGCGAGCCACCAGTCGATCTATAGCTGGGAACGGGGCGGCACCCGACCCCGTCCAGTGGTCATCGAGAAGATCGCGATACTGCGTGGCATGACCAAGCGGCAGGTTCTGACGGTACTGGAACAGCACGCACCCAAATCGCCCAAGCCGAAGCCGGCGCGAGCAGCAAAGAAGACCGCCAAGAAGATCGCAAAGAAGATCGCAAAGAAGACTGCACCCCGTGCGAAGCCGGATAGGAATTCTGTTTCGCCAGGCAAAGCGGATAAGGCGGACTGA